CTGTTTTTGAGGCCTGGTGGTGCGGGATGTTAGGGCGGCTTCGGCTCACCCTAAACACAGTTTTGATCTAAATCACCGTTGAGATGATTTGTTTGTCAAGGAGACCGACCTTAAACTCCAGATTCACGCACACAACCCCTGTCGTTATGTGATGTGGTGACTTTAATACCCATAGCTTCTATGTATTTGACACAGATGAAGTTGTGGAGACGCTTGGGGCAGGTAAACGATTCCTGTATCGTTACCTATCATACCAGCGCCTGTGTTGATGTCCATGTGTGTTTCTCGAGGCGGTAAACTGGCCTACCAGGGCCTAGACTATGGGGGGATGATCGATGAGTACCGCCGTAGTGAGGGGGAAGCGAATCATTAATTAGACACCCCACCCCATAGTACTCAGGTGCAATATCTTAATATGGAAGACAACAACATTATACAACCAAATATTCTTAACGATGATCATGACGCTGAGTGGATCGTTTTGGACGAACACCAAAATTTAGACCCGCTGGACTTCCAACCAGCGGAACTTCCTGCACTGGGGAGAGCCCCACGTGTAGATGAGGGAGATCATTGGGAACCCGAAACCCAACTCCCGTCGCCTCCATGGCTCAAGTTGTTCAGGTCATCCGATGGCCTGGTATACTGCTTTGAGAGGCAGAGACCCATGACCCAAGGTGGTGTTGTGGTGGACCCCGTCGGACTGGTTACGTACTGTCCGCTGTTCATGTCGCGCACTTTTGATGAAGGTGAACTGTCTGTAAGGTACAGGGCGTACACATACCCTGCGCTAGAAGCGTTTGCCGCCGACATAACACATAGGGAACTGCTCGATCTGGCATCCACCATCATCGACTCCCCCTCTTGTGTCATGTCGAGTGTGCCCACACCTCAGAGGTTTTCTGGTGAGATTAACGGAGTTTGGCGAGATGCTATAACACTGAACCTCAGCACTATGACTTTAGAACAAGCCGAAAGATGTCTCCGTCCCGTGACAGAGACTGAACAGTCTAGGCAGCACAACGATGTTGCTGATCCTGACGGCGTTGCTATGGCCGAAGTGCTGGGGGTGGCTTTTGTAGACCACGCTGACCGTCCCGTTGACGGAGCACCAGAGGAGGAGGGTGAAGTAAGTCAGCCCCACGGCTACTTTGAACATCACCCTGAAGAAAAAGGGAATTATCGAGATGATGCGACCAGCAGTGTTTTTAACCACTTTGATTTAGACGAGCCCGGACCTTATGAAGTAAGGACCTATCTAAAGCCAGGGAAACCTGAGCTTGATAAATGGGCGTCTTTCAAAGGGATCTATAAGGCTGGAGCATTCGGATTGCAAATTCTCTCCGACAGACTTGGTTTGACTGAAGATGCGGCAGACTTCACACTATTTTTCTCAAACTCCATCCTTAGGGAGTTGCGCTCATGGGGGGGCTATGTTTCGACCAGACCCACCAAACAAGGCCTGAACCAGACGCTGGTAAGGCTGAAATTGCATGAGGAAAAAGTAGTGCCTATGAAGAGGGCTGCCCAGTTTGCCAAGCACGATACTGCTGTTCTTGAGGGCAGATATCGTATTGTTACAGTAGAGCAGTACTGGGTTGATATGGGGAAACTGAAAGAAGGCATGGTGCTCCGCCGTTCCATCAACCGGTTCGTTGTCAATTCTACGATTCTTAAAACTGTTATTAACTCTGGTTGCGTCCTTAAAGACGTTGACTATGTCGAAACCGCGTTGTCTCGTGCTTTCCACCTTTATTCTCACGAAGGTGATTATAGCATGGCGGATATTGCCACCAATCTCGTGGCACGTAGTTTAGTCGAATCGGAGAATTTCAGGAGACGCTGTTTAAACTTGCAGGGCCACCCAGTGTTTGTAAGCGATACCTACAGGAAGCCGCGGCGAAGGTCTTCGAGACCGGGTCCCGCCTATTCACTAGTCCTGTATGTGCTAAAGTGGTGGGCTTTTTTCCGGTCTTACGGACTGTTAAAAAGTCTATGCGCGATTGTGCTGCTTATATGCGGGGTAATAAAGCAGCTACTGGCGTGGCCTTGTACGGCTACAGAGCAGATGCTGTTCCAATCCCCACTAAATTGGCTAAACCAAAGATCAGAGTCGAAGAATCAGAGCGAAAGCAACGAGAACCGGGAAAGCGAAGAAGGTATGTGGCAACGGATCTCGGACCGCATATCGTTGGAGCTGCACCAACAATTCCAGACATTGCAGCAGATGTCAATGTCTTGGATGCCGTCTACAACCGCATCTTCAAGCGACCCCATAAATCCTCCCGAGCCCTTATTTCCAAGCTCAAGGAGTACGTCATCAACGTTTACCTACCACAATTCGGTAGAGCCGATTTCAATAGAGACACCAGTTTTGCGACGTTCATTAAGCACTGGGAGCAGCCTGCTTCCAGAAAACAGTGTCTCACCGAGCTCTATGAGGAATTTCTCAGAACCTACTATTACGATCCCACGGTTAAGGCCTTCATCAAATACGAAGCCTATCCGGAGTATAAGCATCCCAGAGGCATTTATAGTCGCTCTGATACTTATAAGGCTGTCTTCGGACCCTTGTATAGCATCCTCGACAAGTTCGTATTT